CCAGGGGGGGCGCGCGCTCGCTTGCGCACGCCCTCCCTGACACGATCCAAGTGCTTGGTATTGCACGAGGAATTGGGGTCCCACGGGGTGGGCGCCTCTAGTACGGTAGCGGCCGACGGTAGCGAGCTTTTCAGGGGGGGCGGCCAAGCCCCCTCGTCTATACTCCACATGCCGAAGATTTTAGGGTTGAAACGCAGCGTAAACGCATACGTACTCCCAAAGCTGTCCGAACGAGGCGCCCTTTTGCGGGCCCAACCGACCTGGACGGGGTCGTCAATTGAATTTTGTCGCTCTCACGACCGTCCACCGACTGCCTGGCGTAGGCTATCGGAGTGAGTTTAGGCGACGCCCCCCCCCGGCTCGGGGTCCCCTTCCTTGGGGTCCTCGAGGGCTAGACCACTCTGTGGTGTCCAGCCGGGGGGGGGGGCGAGCTGCAGGGCCCTGAAGGGGCCGAGGCCTTTAACGGCGCCGAACGGCGCCCAACGGGCCTCGCGGGGGACCAGACCGAAGTGCGCGTACTTGGCGGCATGTTGCCGAGCGCGTTTCCAGTCCACCTCATGCAGCTGCTGCAGGTTGAGCGCAGCCAGGCCGGGGATGATAAGTTTGTCGGTGCGCAGCGAGACGCGCACGACTTCACACTTCTCTTCCACCCAGCCAGGCCGAGGCCTGTAGCCAGCCAGTTTAGGCACATAGGCGGCGATGTCGGCGGGGCTCATGGCCCGGCCGGTCTTCTTTGCCGCCTTACGGAGAAGCTTGATGCTGCTGAAAAGCCAGCTCTCGTCCTCCGGTGCCTCCTCGTGGTCTTCGATCGTCTTCTCCTGCTCATCAGCAGAGGGGAGGGCGTAACCCGCGAGTCGCAGGGCTTCCGAACCACCGTGGAACTCCAGCGCGTACTTGGTCGTGGAGGCCTGTAGAGGCCCCACTCCCTGGACGACAAGCTGGGGCCTCGGGGCCCATGGCCTCTGCCCAACGGGCATCGCCACATCATCCAACACTGGGTCGCCCTGGTCCGCCTCGTAGGCAGGCCTTATGCGTCCCATCACCTTGCCGCCCTTGTTAGGCGGTGGGAGGTAAGTCGACCAGCCCCCGAGTATCATGCTCTGGGTCATGGCCGACGTGTCGAACTCCTCCTCTCCGGGCTCGAGCCAGCGCCACTCGACGACGTTCATGGTTTGTAGGGTCTTCATCACCCTCTCCACGTCGCGGTGCACACTGGCACGAGCCTCAACGGTCGCCCAGCTGAGCTTCTGTAGCCTGGCTGCTTCGGGGGTGGTGACGTCGCGGAAGTAGGCAGCAATGTGCTGCTGTCTGACCGTTATGTCAACGGGACGAGTCGGCTCCAAGCCGAAACCTCCCAATTCCCTAGGCACGAACCAGTTCATGAGCTCGGACGGCAGTCGAACCAAGTAAGGCTTCCAGCAGCGGAGGTAAAGGCTGTTAAGCCGATCCCTCTCGTCGCCGGTACTCTCATCAAGGAACGTCCGCTGCCACTGAGGCGCCGACAGGCAGAACTCCTGGAAGCTCACGTTACGGGGGGGTGCCAACACGGCCAGAGAGGCCTGCGGCACCCGCTCCCAGGCAGCCCATTCGAAGGCTCCCCGGTGCACACCCGTCGCGTGATGAACTCTGACTCGGAACATCTTCGAGTTGAGCTGGAGGAAGTCACGGCTCGAGAAGTTCTTTCCCACCGAAGGTGAGAGACCCCCCTCGCCAGTGACCTTGCCCCACTCGATGTAGGCCTCGTCGCTGCAAGCAAAGCCGATGTCGTCACCGTTGATGGCGACGCCCGACCGACCGATGGGCCGCGATCCCGGCCCCTCCACCCGCCGCAGTGCGACGAGAGAAAGGGCCAGGTTAGCGATGCACAGCACCGGGAAAGAGACAGGGGAGCCCATGAGCTGCCCGTTCTTCTGCCTGAGCTTCTTACCGTCGGGTCCGACGATCGTGTGGCCGGTCAAGGCCACCCTGAACGCCTGCTGGGTGTCGAGCGAGAAGTGTCCCGCCCGTGCCAGCTCTTCGACGACCACTTCCGAGACTTGGCTCAGTAGGTTGTCAGTAGCGCCAGTGTAGTCCCCCGAGCGGTACTTCCAGCCCTCGGGGAGGGCCTTCTGGACCACGTCGTTGAGGACGTCTACGATGTCGTGGTCGTTCGACTCCCTCGTGACCCTCAGTTCGGGCAGCCGCTGCATGGCGGCGTGCACGTTCTTCTGGATGGCCTGAGTCCTGTAATAGGCCAGGCCGTGACCGAGTGAGATAGCCCGAACCTTAAATGGCTCAGGCAACATCATCGGCCTCACGAGAATGTCTTCGACCGTGGACTCGAGCAGGTCCTGCAAGGTCCGAGGCAGAGCGCCCCAGAGCTCGATAGTGAACCCGCTTTCGGTGTTCGTGATCCCGGCCGCCCTGAAGGGCGTCCAGAAGTCCACGTCAGCCTTAAGTCCGATTGCGATGGCCATGCGATGTCTGGCCTCCGCTACGACAAGGGCAAGCCGGTAAAGCTCGAGAGTTCCCCCGTCCATGGTCCTGCTATCGATGCGGGACTTCAGTCCGGGGAGGCCGACGGCGACCTCCGCTCGAAGGCCAGGGGCCATTGCCCTGGCGATCTCGCGTACTATCACCGTGTACTCCGCGAGCGTGGCGTTCGACAGCCTCAGACCGGGCCTGATAGAATGCTGGTAGGCCGACTCGTCCTCTAGACCTCCAAAGTCCAGGGCGTCGATCCACAGATTCTTTCCGGGGACCCGCGGACGGGGCCCCTCTTCGGCCAGCGACTTGTACCACGAGGCCTCGGCGCCGATCAGGCGACTCAAAGGGATCTCGGGCTGCCGCTTCTTCAGTCCTGTCACGCTGTTGTTCAGCACGAGGTAGGCCTCCAGGTTCCTGGCGGCGGCGTGAAAGCCGGCGCGGCTGGTGAACCAGACATAGGCGGCGCCCCCGAGGAAGTGCGAGTCACCCCGCAGCCACTTGGGCGGCGGGGGAGGTTCGTCTCCGGGAGAGAGGTTCCTGGCCTGTACGTAGGCAGTCAGGTACTTCATGCGCACTTCGTAGCGGTCGTTGAGCAAGTCCCACCACGTCTTCTCGGCGAAACGATCGAGCCACTCCAGCTGATCTTCCTTGACGTCAAAGCCCACAGTCTCCAGCCACAGCAGCATAGAGATACAGGCCTCCGTCGTACGATCGAGCACCCCGCGCAGGAACTCGTCGATAAGGGGCCGCAGGAGGCTTCTAGGCCCGCCGGTCAGCGCGTCAAGGAGAGGGTTTTCACCATCCAAGATCTGCGTCGCCAGCGGCTTCGTCGCCGTACACCGCCCCAGTTGCGCAAGCAGGCCCAGCCCGACAGTAACGCTCTCGATGTCCGTTCGCGGTTGAGCCTCCAGCCTGGGAGGGAGGTCGCCCAAAGGGCAAGCTCCATCGAAGGTCTTCATCAGCTCGGCCACGCGGCCGGTCACGTATGCGTCACCGCGGGCCCCGCCGCCCTGTGACAATACCAAGTCCATCCGCCCAACGATGACACGCCGAACCCAATCGGCGTCCCCCCTACGTCGGACGAACTCGAGACGCGCAACCATCTCTACCGTTTTGCTAGGCACTCCGCAGTGCCTCGCGGACGCGGTGCGTCCTGTTTGATTCTGGCCCTTTCGGGGCTTCGCAGAAGAGCTTCCGGCCCATTCATGCGCCCTATCCCCCGGAGGGGGGGCAAGGGTGTGGTTTTGGTTGTACGGCTTCTGCAGCGGTGCCATGCCTGGCGCCGCGACTTTCACCGCAGCCCGCGCTTCGGAGCGGGCACCACCAACCTTTGTTGTGTGGGTGTTGGAACCTGTTTGACTACGCGCGATCACTCGCGCGCAGCCCCAAGAGCTAGGCGGGCTCGAGGGGTGGCTTGGCAGGCCTTCATAGATGTGCGCGGCGCCCCTTGCCAAGGGGCGCCCCT